ATCCTGAGTTGATCGTATAGGTCTACTATCGTTCTATGAGCTTTTATTATTGTACCTATACCTTCTTCTGGTATGCCCAAATTTTTTGCTATTGCAGTTTTGTTAATCCATGAAACTGTTGTATTAGATGGATCAATCATAGCCTTTGTCATTTGAGTGTAATTAGGGTAGAAAGGAGCATCTATTATCTTAGCCTCTTTGCCTGTAGATATTTTCACTTGCATTACATAATCTGATCCCTTGGTAATATCGTGAAACATAGGCAAGTTTTTAGGCTCTAATCTGGATGGGTGTAGCTTTCCAATTTCAACAGTACGTGTGCCCAGTGTATATTTTTGTAATGCATCTATCCACTGGTCAAAGCTATACATCGGTTTGGTTTTTAGCAACTTTCTATTAACGCTGTCAAATTCTCTAAACAAATAAGACAAGTCTTTTATGAGATCTTCAAATGCAGCATTGCCTTGTTTCCCCCCTATACCTTTGGCTTTAGATAACTTGAGGGCACTGAAATCTCCAGTTCTTTCCATTTCCCTTTCTAGAGCTTTCATTCCCTTCATAAGTGCTTTGTTTTTCCAATATCCTTTAGGCATTTGTTCTGTATATACATTCTTAAATTGTGCTACAACAGCAGCATCTAAAAGATTCTCTATTGTGTATTGAGAGTTTCCGACAAATGGATTCCACCTTGCAATTCTGTGAAAGCTGTCAGCAGTAAAAACTTTAGTTATTCCTGATCTTCTACCTGCAATAGAAGCATAGTTATCTATCTTCTTTCTAACAGTTGTCGCTGAGTCGCCTACAGTCCTGAAAGACCTTTGGGTAACATCTGAGTTGAAAAAATCAGCTAATACTCCTTCAAATCTAGCTGCCTTTCTTTCGTGTTTGAGTTTCATAAACTCACTTCTAAACACATCTTCATAGCCTTGCTCGAGATTAAGCGTAATATCTTTTCCTTGACTTATCGCTGATCTTCTTGTCGCACTATTTCTATAAGCAACAGTTGTGTCTAAATCTGGGGTTTTGGAAAATATACTTTTAGCTTCGTTTGCTATATTTTCATGTGTCTGCTTCGCCCAAGCTTTACCTGCTTTAGATTCTAATTTCGTTAGGTATTGTGTGCCTTTATCACTAATCATAGGACCCAATTCAGGATCTGAAACTCTCCTCAAGAGAGTATTTGTTATTGATTTGGTTCCACTTCCTACTGCACCAAGAGTTACTTTAGCAGCTTGGAATGGCAAAGTCACAACCTTAACTAACTGATCTTCTACAAGTACTGCAGGTTTTAATAATGTTTCAGCTACACTTCCCACAGATCTGACAACGGCTGCAGCAGGTTTTCCTACTGCTCCTAGTTTTGCACCCTTGCCTGTATACTGTAATGCCTTTGCACCTTTAGCTGCTGTTGAAATAGTCTTAAAAGCAGGTACGTAAGTTAAAGGATCATCTATTACTTCGTCTATAAACTTACCTGATCCCTCTATTCCTGGTATATCTGCCGTAGGATATAATTCTCGTTCTGCATGTATCTTTTCAATAGGAGTCAAAGGATTCATTCCAGACTCTTTAAGTTTTTGTTCCCTTTTCTCTATTTCTTTTTCTACCTTAACATCTCTTAAGGTCTTATACTCTTTGCCTGTAATATTTTCAAAAGCACTTGCTGTAGTTCCAAATGGAGTGAGTACATCGGCAGCTTTCAAAACTGCCCTTGGATCAAACTTTCCTTCTGGAGATTTGTAAGCATCCCACTTTCCCTCACCTTTGGAAATAGGGAGCCTTGCCTTTTCTCCAGTAGTAATAAGTGGCATTTTTTCTTCAGCAAGGTATCTATTTTTTTCCCACAGTGGTTTCCCTACAGTTTCCCATGCTTTTGCTCTAGCCTTTCCTGTTCCAATAGGACCCATGGGTATATTTTCCTGAATCCATGTATTGATAGAAGCAGCTTTTTGAACAGGGTCAGATTGACCTATAGAGTCTAGCCATTGTGAAAAAGCGTTTAAGTCTTGCCCAAGTTTTTCTCTTTTAGCTATAGGTATATTGCCAAAGGTAAAAAAAGAGGGGTACTTATCCCATAAATTTTTATCGGCTTTAAAATCTTTTCTTTCTTTAACTGGAATGTATTTTGAATCTCTAGGATCTGCCATTAGTAAAATATAAACCTTGTACTAGGAGCAAATCTACTTGTAGACACGCCTCTTTGGTATGGTGATAAACTTGCATATCTTTCAGTAAATGGTTGCTGTTCTAAAAACTGCGTGAATGTTGTTTGCTTTGAAGGATCAGTTCCTTGCTTATATTCTGTACCAAGTTGACCTAGATACTGATTATAAACATTACCAAATTGCTTAGCAAAGTAATCCTTTGCCCTCTTTTTCATGGGATTAGTGCCTGAAAAATCAGTTCCAGCAACCTGACCCATATAGGCAAGGTTAGGATCTGCTTCAAGCATACCACTATAAAAATCACTAAATGCACTTAAATTATCAGCCATATTAGCCTCCTATATAAAACTACCATTCCCAAGAATCATCTTTATATTTAGTGTCTCTCCATTGATCTTCAGGCATTGTCGAACCTCGTGTTCTGGGATCGAAGGCTCCTGATTTTATTGACTGCCCAATAGTCTGACCAGTAGAAACAGGGGTTGCATATGCCTTAGTTACCCAATCGGCAAACCTATTTTTAGCCTCAAATGGACTACTATATTTAAACTTAAATGCATCAAATATGCTACCTAAACCTGAGTAAGCTCTAGATGATGCCCCAGGTGCATATCCCAGAGCAGCTATTGCTGATGATAATATATCCTGTCTTGTTGGGTCTGTAGTATAAGTAGTACCAAATCCACCAAGATCTGGTGCTCCCTCAATTCCTACGCCACCTGGTGAGATTGCTCGTAAGTAATCTCTTAAACCACCAAATTTACTTCGTATGTCTGAAAGAGGTTGCCTATAATCTCGACCCAGAAAATCGGAAAAGGTACCTGCCATAGGTAGAGAACCTTTAATTGCTTCACCTTCAGTTATAGTAGGTATGTCAGTTAATCCTAATAGATATCTTCCATAATTAGGATTAAATCCATAATATAATTTATCTGGATCTGCTGACAGTCTTGCCAGTTCTCCAGTACCAGCCCCAGGGAAAAATGATCTTATGTACTGGCTATATGCATCCCCAGGTTTTAATGCTAGATCTGAAGGTAGTGTGCCATCTGCACTGGCACTGGCAGTACTAGTTACATTATTAACATTACCACCACCTTGTACATTACCACCACCTTGATTGCCACCAGTTACATTATTAACATTACTATCATCTTTCTTGTCGTCAAACCAGTTAATCTTACTGTCATCATCTTTAGGGTCACCATCATCAGATTTGCTGTCTGTAGAGTCAATAATAATAGCATCTCCACCACCTGCCTTACTAGCATCATCTATTGTACCCAGTTTTTTTGAGTTATCTGAGTGCCATTTATTAAAATAACTTTTATATTCATTACCTCTTGTTACATTAGTTTGACCACCTGGTATTGTTTTAGTTCCATACACTCGCTCATGCCATTCATCGAATAGCAGTGGTCTGTCTACGCCTGCTTTTACTATAGATTTCACGTTCCCTTTATCGTCAAAAGATACCTCTGGAACATTCTTATCTTTAGCTTTAGGTATCCAAGTATCAAGTAGTTTTTTAGCATCAAATGCTCCATAGTTACCATAATTAGGATTTCTAAGCCAAGCCATAGCTTGTTCGCCTGTAATAGACTCAAGAACCAAAGCTCTTTGTAAAGCATTTATATCTGGGTAGTCTTTCATCCATCCTGTATCTGTGTCTCCAGTTCCTTCTATTTGCGAAGTATCTGTTGATAAGTTTATGGTACTAGCTAAGTCTGTTCCACCAGTAGGGTTAATTGATAAATCTATATTACCTACATCAGAAGTAGGAGCAACAGGCATCGTAGGACTAATAACAGTTTCATCATCAAATCCTGATCCTGTCATATTGGTTATATCTGGAATATTTAACATAGAAGGATTAGACGATCCCTGACCAGTAATTGATTGTAAATTATTAATAAGTTCTTGATCTCTAAGAAGAACAGGATCCACACCTACAACATCATTTTGAATTGAAGGTTGTGGAACATTTAACATAGAAGGATTAGGTGGCACAGGAATACTTGGCATAGGAATACCTGTCATGTCTGGGGATGTTACTAAAGGATCTGTTACGCCCAAACCAGGCATTTCTGGAATATTTAACATAGAAGGATCACCCATCGTAGGTGGTGGTATAGGTTCCATTGGACCTGTTAACATGGGGTCTGTTGCATTAAAACCATCAAACTGATCCATAGGTATATTTAATTTTGCCCTATTTAAATCTGGTTCCTCACCTTGAATAATAGATGAAATAGCATTTGCAACCTGTGAACCAGGCATGTCACCTAGCAATGGACCCATTCCAAATAAATCAGGTATGTCTCTTATCTCTAAAGCCATTTTAAGCTCCTTCTGTAGGTGGCACTAAGCCAATATTAGCTAATCTGTTTTCTGGACTTTGAGCCCCTGGTCTTGGTGCTCCTGGTGGAGCAAAAGGACCCATAGGAGCAGTAGGTGGAACAGGTGGAACACCCATTGCAGCATCAGGCATAACTGTCGGTGGCAAGGTTGGTCCAGCTCCACCAACGCCTGGTGGCATACCCATACCTGGTGGCATACCCATACCTGGTGGCATACCCATTTCTGGTGGCATACCTCCTCCTTGTGGTGGTGCACCTTGCATACCTTGTGCTTTTGCTTGAGCCATCAGTTGTGACTGTTCCATGCTTTTAACTAGGAATAAACGCATAAGTTCACCCCTATAAAATTCAACTAAATCTTCTCTGCCATGTCTTTGTGCACCCTGAAGTAGTGTCCATAGTCTTGCTTCAGGTAATGTGCTTTCTGCTATTTGTGTATTTATAGCATCTTCCATCTGATCTGCTGACTGTAATCCTAAGATATTATCTCGTATATAAACATCTGGTAACAATGGTGTTTCACCTTCTCTGGCAATTTGTGCCATAGACATCTTACCCATCTCATCTTGAGGTAGTTGTCCGATGAAGCTAACTTCAACATCACCAGCGTTTTTAATCATATCAGGAGTAACTTCTTCTCTGAAGTACATCCTGTTTTTATCTTGCCCACTAACTTCAATTGATTTAAATGCACCAGTTATATACTGGTCGCACATTAAATTAAAGATAGCTCTGTGTGCTTTTTCCATAGCCTGTAATCTGGGAATCAGTACAGTCTCCACGCCTTGTCTCAATGTATTTATGGCAAATCCTGATAATTGAAATTCTAATTGACCATAAATAGAATGAGGCAAACCACCTCTTTGCATCTCACCAGATATAAGACCCATGAACACTCCAGATTCCCTAGCCATCTCCAACAAACCTAATGGTTCTACATCTTCCCCCTGACCAAGAGCTATTTCTGAGCCCTCTTTATAAGGATCTTCTTCTAATGTTTTCGTACCATCTCTGGATTTTATTTTCAGTCCTTGCTTTCTGGAACGTGCTGTAAGTTCTAACATAACACTCATCATAAAGTTATGCTTCTCAAATAATTCTCTGGAAGATTTGTAACATGATTCTCCGTAATCTTCTACGGAATCTAAGTTACCTGAGTCTGTAATAGTCTGAACAAGTGGATTAGATCCTACTGGTCCAATAACTACAGGTACTCTATCTGATCCATGCTTGGTTCTTTTCTTTAAAACAGTATCTTCTGTACAAACAATATTATCTTCTGAATCATAAAAGTCATAAACATCTACTGCGTCATCATCATCTCCCTGATCTTCGCCTTCAAGTTTCACTCCCCAAATGGCTTCTATTTCACTAGGAGTTTTCTTGGTTTTATAACAAGCCCAAGATAATCCTTTCTTACCTTCACTCCAGTATGTGTGAAGTGGATCCCATGGCTGAATCTCAACATTGGTATCTCCATCATCGTCTTTTACGAGCAATGCTCTTGCAGCATACCAACCACGTAAAGTGATAAACCAAGCCATTTGATTTCTTACAGAGGGTTGGAACCTAGCTGTCAATCTGTCGTCTGCAGCTTTAATTAATCCAATTAAGAATCTTTCTTTAGCATCATTATTTTCTCTATCTTCTCTTTTAGAATTACCATATGGGATTCTTACTACCATCTCAGCAGATGTTAGCCAAGAGATTAATTTATCTGCATATACTTGTGGTTCGTTAGAAGTATATGACTGGTAACCTTCACCAGCGTCAAATTCTTCAAGCCTGTATAGCTTATGGTCATCATCCATGCGAGTGCGTAGAGGTTCGGTCAAATCGTAGTGACTATCAACTAACGCAATGATTTCTTCTGGTTTATAGTTAGCCATTTACCACCTTCTAACCTTTATAGTTTTACCTTCGGCAATATAGCCATAGCCATACCTGTTAATCAAACCATAAATCACTGCCTTGACACCATGGTTGTACCTATCTTCAGGTGTTTCACCAACTATTGTACCATCTCTATCCATTTTCCACCTATATGCTCTGGTCTGACCATCAAATGGATTTGGTTGTACTCCAAACTCAGACAAGATACCTTTACACCTAGGATTAAATACAATTCTCGGCTCTCTTTGTGCCACTGGATCTGTTTTCAAGAAGGCTTTTAGCCTTTCTGTTCCATCATTTATCTTAACTTTCTGTGAATCAAAATATATTCCAGTCTTTTCCATCCATACTTCGGCAGGAGCAGCCATAGCCTGATGCTGAGTACCAGCAATATCTATCACTCCAAACTTAGCATCTCTCCACCAAGGTCTTGCCTGTGCAATTTCTATGATTTCGTCAGTAATCAGGTCTCTTTCATAGATTTCATCTATAACTCGTATCTGATCGTTAACTACTTGTACGACTTCAACGGCATATGCTTCAGAATAACCTGGGTCTATCCATAAATGTACTGGTGTGTCAGGCTCATACTCTACATTCTTCACATGAAGGTCAGGTCTGATCTCTGTAAAGACCATTCCTTTAGGTGGAGAAGGTATTCCTTCAATTCTTTCCATGAAAAAGTCATCAGATGATGCTCTTTCTAGTGCTAAAATCTCTGGATCTTCTCTACCACCAGGGTATAAATACTGATTTGAGTAGCTTGGGAGTGAAAATGACTGTTCTTCTACGCTAGAAGAATGTTGCCATGCCTGATACATCTGTGGATACCAACCTAATGATCCCTCAAAAGTACCACCCAAGAACATCCACCCACGTTTAGGTGCACATCTGCCACGTAATCTGTGAAATGTTTCCAAATCTAACTGAGATGCTTCGCATCCTATGATTCCGTTAGGAGCTCTCATAGCTAGTGTCCTTGGATCTTTAGCTGATTTAGTCTCTATCCTTGTATCATCTGCAAGAATAATCTTACCAGGGTCTACTCTTTTAGAGGCTTCTTTCAACAATCCCATAGACGCAAAGTCCTGAACTAAGTATTCAAATTCTGCTCTTGTTCGTTCATAGTCTGCTGCAACCAACCAGTACAAACCAGGTTCATCATTTTCCAGAAACCTTGCTATCAAATATTTACTGGCAACCATAGATTTACCAGCTTGTTCGCCACCAGCTACCAATATAAATCTTTTTCTGGATTCCAGAATAGGCTTTTGCAGTTCTGTAGGAGCAAATCCCACCTTGTTATATAGAAAATCTATATATTCTTTTTGTTCTACTGGGGGAGTAAGAGTCATAGTGTCCTACTTTTTTTTATTTTCTAATATTTTTTCTACCTTTTCTTCTACAGACTCAGTAACATCTATGATAGTTTCTGTAGGCTTAAGTGATCTTTGGAAACTTTTCTTCATCTCCAACAAAACATCTTTAGCTTCTTCCTGTGCATTAGATGTCTGGGGTCTGTACTTCTCTCCCCAATGTGCATTAAGCAGTGTAATTAAAAGCACAGGGTTATCTTTAGCACCCTGTTCCTTTACTCTTTCGACTGCTAAGTCCTGTAACATTTCTCTAAAATTATGTTTAGCTTCTTCAAATCTTTCTTTAAATCCATACTTATCTTCTGAAATCCATCCATGAACAATTCTTCTGCCAAGCCCTGCCACTTCAGTTGCAGACCTAATGCTACCAAGAATACTATAAGAATCTAAAAACCTATCTTGCCTATCCCTGACGTATGGTTCTTGAGCTAACTGTGTATTCCCTGTTGGCATCTTAATACTTCTTCTTGATCTTTTTGCCAGTTTTCTTAGCGTAGTTTTTAGCTTTTGCCATACCAGCTTTACTGTACGGAAACTTCTTCTTTCCTACCTTGGGCATATTATTACCTCCATGATACTGGTTCCTTGTCCTTTAATTTAAAATACCACACATGTCTATTTTCGCAAAGAGACTTGGATAAATTATTTCTTTGAGTTTTTTTCGATTTGTATATTTTCTTATCCTTCTTGCAGAAAGGACATCTGCTAGAAAGCGTTATTTTCTCGAACCCTGACTTGTAAACTTTAAAGTCTGTAAACACTTCTATATCAGGATACCCACCCTTTGGTCTATCCTTTTTTCTTTCTAAAATCAAAGCCTCATCATAAGGAACTATCTGCCTGTCAAAGTGTTCCCTAGGTAGCTTATCTGGTTCTTCTGTATATGTATATTGAGCCCATCCACAATGTATGCAACAAATCTCTGTGTACCCTGTATACCCAAAAATGCTCCCAGAATCACTGATTTGCCCAGAACATCTAGGACAAACCTCTATCCTCGTTAACATGAGCCTATGCTACCATAGAAATGCAAGGGTCGTAAACAAGACACGACTGCCTTCGTGACAACCAACGTCTGGTAATGTTTCTTGTGCTAAACCAGATTGCCCTTGCCTTGACTAGTCTGATACAATATAAATGTCCATTCTCCTTTAAATGGATAATCATTGTTTTAGGCACCATCAGTTTTTTTAATAAAAAACTATACAAAATTTACTGGTGGTGTCTTTTTTTGTGATACAATGCTACAAGGCTGGTGGTCACAAACATCTACTCTACTTCTTACCTACCAGCCTTCCAAATCAGATAGTAGATACAAAAACAATATAGGGGCAGCTATGTTTACACAATCTAATGAACAACCTTTTGATAAAAGAAATAGAATCCAGTTTGCAGAAATGGCATGTAAAAAATACTATAGGCACATAGTAAAATACAAAGACCAAAAACAAGCATACGTTAAACGATATGGATTTGACGACTTATACGGATACTACAAAAGAGAAGGCGTTGCAAACCTTTACAGTAGACTGCCACAGGTAGTTAGAAAAACCCCAGACTATGTAGTTCAAATAGCCACAAGTAAGCATGACACAAAACAGTTTCTTGTAGAAGCTAAAGGATGCTCACCATATACAGGTCTATATCTTAAAATAAGTGACTATGAGGCGTATAAGAAGTGGGAACAATTCTTAAAAGATGACGATGTGGAAGTTATGTTCTTTCTATATTCTGGTCTACGTAAAAATGTAGCCAAAGTAATAAGCCTTAGACAAATTACAAATATTATAAATTCTAATGTTCTGAAGAAAGATAAATACCATGATAATGGCGAGGATAGATGGACTATACCATGGAATTTAATCGACTCAGAAGAAATTAAAATATTTACTCCAGAAGAAATTGCAAAATTTGAACGAATCGGAGCATTATACAAAAAACTGGAAAATGAAAAACAACCCCAGTTATCTATGTAATCTAGGGGGTCTTAGGAAACTCCTCTCTCTTTAGAGAGAGAGAGGAGTTCCTAATACCACCTCTAAGTAAACTAGTAAACTAGTAAACTAGTAAACAGTATCCTAGTGTACAGTAAGCCCTTTTTATAGAAATCAAATTGTCAACAGTAGGTATTTTATATTAGTCGTTTTCATAAGCCCTACCCCCTTCTTGTTGGTGTTGTTAAAGGACGGACGTTGTTAGGACGCGTGTACGACCCGTGCCCACGCGAAGTTCAAAGCTACGCCGATCGCCCAGTTTTCCGTAGCTGAGAGACTGCCAACATTCGTAGCTGAGAAACCAATAAAACGCACATGCAAACAGCTTTCCAACTTGATACCTATGGTATCTGCTTCCTTTTTCAGCTATGCAAACTGTTGAAAGTAGGATTTTACTATCTAGCTACGAAAAACCCTTAGAATTCTGAGAACTTTTTTTGTATCTGACCTGAGAAAGCTGAGACCAAAAAACAGCAATTTTCCCTAAAGGGAACTTGAAACAGATGTTGACAAATGGCTACAGAACAACTATGATTGATTGACGGATTCGGCGATTTTGCCGACTTCGAAAAACAATGAAACAGATGCTAAAGCATCTGAAAAGGAGAATTTCACATGGAAACGATCCGACAACACGAGCAAGAGGCAAGTGCTGAGTACACTGTGTGTACTCGATGTGAAGTCGAGGAATTAAGTCGCGATATCTACGATATCGATAGCAAGAAACTTTGCGAGGATTGTGTCTACGAGGACTACACTTTGTGTAGTGATTGCGATCAATGGGTAAAGGATGATACCACATGGCGAGACCCTGTCAGCATAGCTGAATGTTATGGCAGTATGTGTCGAGAATGGATTTGTAGCCATTGCGTACATTCCTGTGGGAATGTTGAAGATTGCGAATTTTATGGATGTGCAGATTGTTTCGAGGATCATTCTTACGAATGCTTCTTTGACAATGGCTACAACGATGATTTGACGCAACTTGGAAACGAAAATCCTGACTACGTCAGACCATACACCGACAAATTCAGCGATGATTTCCCAAGCTACCACGAAATGAAACTAAAGTTTCATGGTGAAGGCGAGAAATACCTAGGAGTCGAAAACGAGACACAACTACGTAGTAGTGGTGGACTGGATGCGACTGTGCAAGTTATGGACACCATAAATGGTGTAGGTTTCGATCACGTAGTGCTGAAAGAGGATGCAAGTATCTCAGGTACAGAGGTTGTTTCACAACCTTGCGATCTGCAATACCATCACGAACAATTCGGATGGGATAGGCTCTTTAGAGCCTTGCTCGATGATGGGCATTACTCCGACCTTGGATCAGGTTTGCATATCCATGTGAATCGTAGCTACTTTAGTAGCTATCCATCACAGCTATTAGAGGACAAACTGTTACTCATGTATGAAATACATGAAGAAAATTGGACTGAAGTATCAGGAGGCAAAAATCCCAACAATTATGCCGATAGATTCCTAGACGCTCACAAAGTGAACGATCTCAGACAACTTGGAACAGGCAGACAAGTCGAGGATTTCGTAGAAATGCAAAGAGAAAACGGCATCATATCGAGACACAAAGCCATCAATTTCACCAAAGGTGATGATCCTACCTATGAGTTTCGTTTCCTACGTTCTACGTTGGATTTCGAGGTGTTCAAGGCAAGAACCCAAGCCATCGACATACTCACCGAGTTTGTAAACAAACACGATGTTGAGGAAATTATGGCATCAACTTGGGATGACGTAGTCGAGTTGGCAATCGAGTTGGATCACGAGGAATTTGTTGACCAATTCTCTGAATTGAAAAACACCAACTTGTTGCCTTGGGAAATAGATAAATCTTGGCATAGAATCCAGTCGAAAAGATACGTATAGATTTGTAGCTGAATGTGGGTGGAATTTTCTGCCCACATACAGAGTATGTGTTTAGACATGTGTTATGTCTACTGACGATTGCGAAAGCATGAAACACGCAACATCAGAAACGAATTAAACGAAAGGATTTGCTTATGTGTATAATTTCAATTAAAAAACGTGGTGTTCCGATGGACTGGAGTATCTTAGATACTTGCGAAAGGAATAATCCTGACGGATCAGGTTATGCCTATGTGAAGGACAATAAAGTCCATATCCGTAAAGGATATTTCGATAATAACGATATGCAAACAGCATTACAGAAGGAAAAGATCGACCTAGATGAAACAGAAATTATGTTTCATTTCAGGATAGCTACGCATGGTAAGGTTTCACCTTCAACATGCCATCCATTTCCAATGTCTAGCAACAAATCAGACTTAACAAAGTTAAGAACTGCAACTGATATTGCTGTATCTCACAATGGAATCATCGATGGTATGCCAACGCACAAAACGTATTCGGACACCATGCAATTCATACGATTTCACTTGGGTAAGCTACGCAAGGATATCCACAGGTCACCTATACAGAACCTGATCCAACTTGCAGTTGGCGATCATAATATCCTAGCTATAATGACTGTTAGAAAAACATATCTGATAGGTGAATTTATCGAGAACAATGGTTGGTTGCATAGCAACACATCGTATCTAATGCCTGTCCAAAATACACAAAGCCTATGTGTAGGTAGTGGCAATGGTGGATACAGGTATGGAAACGTACACAACGACAGCTACGATATACTCGGTGATCAATCAACTATCGTTGATGATGATGGCAATGTATACGATGGCTATTTCTCAGGCAACAACAAGGAACATTACACAAACGAATACTCACGCAAAACAGGTGATTACACCATGTGCGACTCGTGTCACTCAATGTTCCATTGGAGTGACTATGCTGAAACACTAGCAAATGGTTGGCTACTGTGCGAGGCATGTGCGTCAGATCAACTGTTAGTTGATGTCAATAAATACAAACCTAGCAAGAAAAAGAAAAAC